ATGAATATTGGATTAACTGAAATATTATCATTTGCTGCATTAATTGTATCGGCATTCAGTATGCTGTATGCAAAAAAGCAAAGTGATTTTGCAAAGAGAAATCATTTTAATGACTATCGCTCTCATTTATCTCAATCTCATTTGGCATATAGAAAAGCACTAATTAAAACACAAAACAAACATAAAAATAATCTTCTTGAATTAAGTAGACTAGCTGGGGAGACATTAGTAAAAATAGTTAACCATTTCGACCGATATGACACCAATCAACATGCAGAGAGATATCTAAGGCATTTACTGCATGAAAGTTCAGAAATGGTTTTCCGTACATTCCAGGGGCAACTTGTCTGGCAAACTTCAGAAAACATATCACATAGACTTTACCAAATATCTTTTATTGAGGACAATCTCAATCCGGTTAAAAATATATTTGGAGATTGTTCCTTCAGAGAAAAAATAAATTTAAAGTATCATTTAGAACCAAATACATACCTAGAGGCGGATTTAGTGAATGATACTTATTTTTGCAATCTGGTTCTAGAGATGAAAGCAAGACTTGATCAATCTAAACTACAAGAATTGATGAGCAACGTTCAAAAAGAAATGATTAACTTCAATACGTTGTACAACAATCTAAAAGCCAATCTTACCATAAGCGCTAATTACCTTGACGAGTTAATCCTTCAGGGAAATAAAGAGCACTTCCAACTGAGAGAATCCCCACAACTTTACTCCGAAATGAAAAGAACAAAAACACAATTGAGAACATTAGGTTATATAAACATGCCTGAGGGCTTAGATAAGTCTTTTAGTGGGAAGCTTTATTTCTCAATATCCAAAAGCATCCATTTATGTGCTCTCCTTCATGCAATACAATGTTTACATTCATGGGGCTGGGGCTATGAATAATAAAGTATTCTTAATTTAATAAGGGAGTTTAAATCTTTCATATTATTAAAAAGAACACCAATAGATAAAATTCATTGGTATTCTTTTATCAAGTCAGGCAATTAAAAAATCACCCCCTCACTCCCACTCGAATATAAACAAGAAGTGAATTAGTCTATATAACAGTTAGTTAGAAATAAGAACATACTCGGTACCATTATATATACCATGCTAAAATTTTTTACTACATGTTGACGTTTTAGCTCAGCTTTCATCTAGGCAAAGGATTCACTGATATCCATGCGGATCTGATCGAGCTCATTAGGGTATAGACTGGTCAGTTCGGGTCTCAATCATTCCTCCCAACGCTTTGTCACAGACCTCTATTCATCTCGAATGATTGATACTTTTGAGCAACTGCTATGTCCGTGTACTCACCATCTACGGAATTTTTGGACTGACCCCACCCCAGTAGACGATCCTGCCCTTTTGTTCATGGGCAAGGCTCTTCTCAATCCAGTCAGTATTGTACCCGGCCTCATGTAGCAAGGTGCTGGCTGTACGCCGTAAGTCATGGGGACCAAACTTAGGCAACAACTCCCCTTCTTTCTGAGCCAGGCGATACGTCAGTGTCAAAACCCGGTTTAAAGTAGCGCTACTCATTGGCGCATCGGAATCGTACCGCGAAGGAAGGATAAAATCAGAGCTACCGGCAAAGGTTTTGAGAGCAATCATAATATCCATTGCCTGTCTGGAAAGAAAAACCAAATGTGGATTACGTCGTTTCATCCTCTCCTTTGGTATCGTCCATAATGCCTCACTAAAATTGATCTCGTTCCAGGTTGCGTTAGTAAGCTCACTTTTACGTACCATCGTTAACAGCAAAAGTTTAACCGCTGCTCTGATTGATGGCGTCGTTCCTACCCGTTCCATGTACCGATACATCAGACCAATTTCAATTGGCGTCAATGCCCTGTCTCGAGGCTCAAATTTCGCTATGCTTGCAGGCCGTACCAGATCAGCTGGATTCTCCACCTTCTGACCGCGCTCAATAGCCCAGCGATAGACTTGCAATACAATCTCTCTGGCGTGTACAGCTGTCGCCGGTGCCCCTCTCTCGACAATGTTATCGGTTAATGCGCGTAAGTCTTCATGTGTAATCTCACTAAGTTTCTGCTGGGCAAATTTTGACTTCAACTCCCTTTGATATACCGAACGCCGCATATCACGCGTCGATTCAGCCATTTGATAACCGCGTAACCATTTCTCAGCCCACGCACCAAAAGTCTCCGCATCTTTGATACGCGCTTTATCTCTGGCTTTTTCCCTCGCAGGCGATCTTCCACTGGCAACCATTTTTTTGGCTTCATTGAGCCGTTCACGCGCTTCTGCAAGCGTGATCCCTCCAACACCATAGCGGCCAAAAGTAACGGTCTCCTGTCTTCCGTTTATTGAATAGTTATAACGAAATGAAATAGTTCCAGCCGGAGTGACCGCAACATACAGACCATCACGGTCATTAACTTTATAGAGTTTCTCCTTCGGCTTAAGGTGACGCAGCCTGGTGTCAGTCAACATGGTTTATTGTTTTCCTTTATCAAAAAATACCATGTTGTAAAAAATTCAGAAAAGTTGTTTAACCCTCTGTTTTTAATTGAGTTATAAAAAAAATACCATAACTCAAACGAAATTTATCACATGGTACTTTTTCAAACCTGAATTCGAAACCAGAGAGTACCATCAAAAATTCCATTGAAAAAACCGTGCTTCCCGTTGCTAACAGCTGCCAGAAAGTGCCAGACACAAAAACAAAAAAGCCCGCTGTTACGCGGGCTTAGAGGTACTTTACTGCTGTTACGTGCAGGCTGTTGCCAGACGCGAAATCATTCCCACTCAATTATTTACTGACAGTATAAATAATTGACTGATAACAACTTTTAAAACACGATTATTTTGCGTACCGTTTTATATACCGTCACCGGGAAACAGTACCATGTGAAATACCATGTTCAGCGGTCACCGCGTCGTAGGTTCGCTCACAGGTTTTTCCTGACTCATAAGCCCTGTCAGCTGCCGCTGCATACTCTCCCGCTGCTTTGTCAGATTTGCTGAGCAACTCGGCAAGCAGTACGGCAGCCTCTCCCCTTGCCTGGCTGAGGGCGGCAGTTGCGGAAAGCCTGCCGGTTTCACTTCGCCCGAGCTGGCGCTGGAGATTTGCGAGTTGTTGCTGCAGGCCGTCAGCAGCACGCTGAGCATTATCGGCATCAGCCTGAGCTTTTGCCAGAGCTTTCTCACCATTGGTTTGTTCCTCATCTGCGGCCGCCTGCCTGCGCCGTTCTTTCTCCCGCTCAACGTCATTCCACAATGCCTGCGCCAGCGCATCACTTTTATCCCGTTCAGCCCACTTTAGTTTCCACGCCTGGTTGGCAGTATCCCGCCCGGCCTCGTACTGCTGATCACCGTGGACATTCCAGGCAACGATAATGCAGGCCAAGACGACAACAGCAACCGCGGCGCCAGCCAGTTGCTTCCAGTATGCTTTCACTAATGCCAAGATCATGATTCACTCACAGATGTTGCACCAGTCATCAAAGGAAGTGGCCTGGTATCTTTGACGACGTTCACAGGCCAGCGGTAACCGGTAACGCGGTCGAGGGGGAATGCACGAATATTAATGGCATCGGACTGATTACCGCCAAGCACCATCAGATTTCCATTTTGCTGTTGACCGACAACAAATCCAACATGGCCTCCGCCGTCACGACTGAATACCACCACGCAACCATAAGCTGGTTCTCGAATCTGAACTCCCCAGTTGAGATAGGATTTTGCCGATTCGAATCTGGTTGACTTAATGCCTGCTCGCTCCAGCATTGCCCCAACAAAGGCAGCACACCATGGCGTTTCATCATCTTTAATTCCACCGCGCTTAATGTCTTTCCAGAACTGGAGGATTAATGGGTTATGACGCGGGCCTTTAATTTCCATCTGTCCAATATGTTTTCGCGCTTCTGCGATCCATGGTAATTCACTCATGATGACCTCGATATTTTGAAGATTTGCACGACGTTGCCGCGAGTTTTCAGAACGGCAGCAAGCATCACTGCGTTGATGACGACCTCAGACAGATCTGCGGTCATGGGGGAATGATTAGCGAATGAGTACGCCGCGCGCACTGGAATGCTAGCTGCCGACACAATGAGGAAGTAGGCTATCCACCCTCCCCACCGGCGGTGGCGCGACCCGTTGCGCTGGAAGAACATTACCCGCAGCGCGATACCACCGCAGATGATGGCGTTAGCGATAAGCAGCAGATCATGGCCTGTCATCGTCTTTTCCTCCCGGAATTAAATCTCGTGGATTATCAGAACGGTGATACAGCCAGATGCCGACACGCACAGCGACGATGGACGCCACAAAAGCGCCAGCGGAATACACGATGCCCCGCTCAAAAGAGTCCTGCGTGATGGTGGGGATGATGCTGGCCAGGCCGATGAGGATTGAGGCTGTGGGCTTGTAGAAGAGAAGACCGCAGAGAAAGCTGAGAAGGGACAGAAGAACGCGGCGCTTGACTGGATACTCGATCGCGGAGGTAACAAATATTACCGCCCCGGCGAGCGAACCGAGCGCCACCTCCGGCGGAACTCCTGCGACAACCGCCGCCAGCGCACCGTAGCTAAGCCCCTGATTTAAAGTGTCAGCGGTTAGCGTTCCTGACATGTTGACCACCGTTTACTATGCATGATGAACCTCCTGAAGTTGGTAAGCTCATCATACACAATAAATCAAATATGAATAAATGGTAATAAACACTACCAATAGTTACAAGTTGGCGGATAATGTAATACCCAGCGCAGGGTAGTTTATCTCTTTAACTAACTTTTGCTTTACCGTAATTGACATTGCTACCTCACATCATGGCTATGATGAGTTCATAAGAAGAGTAGGACAAGTTCCCGTTGACATTCTCAACCGAGATATACTGACCCTCTGCGGCACTTATATTAGTGTTGAAGGTAATGTTAAACACCCCCGCTGGGTTCCACATGGACGCAGGAATGGTATACCAAATGGCACCATTCAGACGTATGACGATGTTGGAGGGGCCTGCATTTCCGCCATCGACGATATTTAAGAAAAAGCCAGTGCAGGTCCCGCTTGTGTACGTGGTGAAAGGTCGGTTCCGAAGGGCGTCGGTTATATTTTTTGTTTTGACATCACTAACCCTTATAGGTGGCCTGGAGGGGATTAGATTAGGCACACCCTGGGTAAACGCAGATAAACATCCTTTGGCCGGTAGATTCCCCTCAAAGTAGATTCCATTTCCGCCACCACGCGCCCAATATACACAGTCCTCCATAACCATTCGCATAAAGCTCTGCCGCATCGTTGAGTTATCCGCGTAAGCTTCAAGGGTATGGATTGCGTTATAAACACCGCGGATCTTCACTCCGGAGAATCTCACGTTATTATTGAGCGGATAGCTGCTGTTATACTGTCGAGTATAAATGCCTTTCGTTATATTAGCGAAAGAACTAGTTGTAAGGATGTATCCTACGGAAGTATATAGCTCGACAGACTCTGGTAGAACGGCGCTGAGTGTGATCAAACATGAATATGATATCCCACCATTGGTGCCAAGTGTCACTGAATCGTCTCTCACCCCCGAGACGGCAGTATACTGAACACCGTTTATCCATACCGCCAGGCTCGTCACATTGCCCAGGAGAAAGGCCTGCGCAAGAGGGGACCATCCGTGAGTATAAAACTTCGACCGGTCATTACCCCATTTCATTATTGCGTCGTATTGGCTAGTGTAAAGCCACTGGGGGTCGTTATAGGCTGATACTTCTCCGCCATTGACAAAGACATTGCTACTACTTGTAATTTCATAGCTATTCTGACAATTCTTAAGCGTGTTATCTTCAATGTTTATATTTTTGCTGTAGGCCCCTGTCCGGGTGAAGACGCCTCCATAGGAGTCGTGTGCCACGTTGCCGACGATATCCGCTTCAATAATATTCCCAACGACTGCGATAGCACGTCCACAGCGACGAATAAGGTTATACCCACAGAAAGCATATTTAGTGGGTACTGGAGATGCGACGTTAGGAAAGTTTTCCATTTCTACAGCGTACAGTGCACAGTCGCTAATTTCGTTGCCATATATTTTTACACCCGAACTATACGCAGTAAGATTGATTCCGCTTTGCCGAGCACAATCAGATATTTTGTTAAAGCGGGCAATGTTGTCATCTCCATACTCGGAGTATACAGGCCAGGTAAATACATGAGATATATCACACTTCTCTACAAGTGATCCTGGGCAGTTATGGAGGCGAATTCCAGCATCTCCCATCTCATAGGTCTGCTCAGGCGCATAACCTGAATACCAGCTTTTCGCGCCGATAACCTTGAAGCCAATAGCTTTGAAACCTGGACAAAAACGGGCGTACAAGACCGCATCAGGAAGTTCATTGCCCGTCCAGCCGTGGTGTACCCACGAGTCGCGCAGCTCTTTTGCCGAAATGCAAAAATCGCCCCCATTAACTACCGTTATCCCCGACTTTCCGTCGAAAATAACATTGTCGTTCGTTAGATGCTTCCCGAAGCCTAGTAAGGTATAGCCATCTTCAAGTGCATTAGCTAAAGCTCTCATTTTCGCTGTAGCATTAGAACCATCACCAGGAACCATTCCAGCATCATATGTGGTTAATGTCTTGTTTTTGACTACCCTGACCCATCCAGAAAATATTGTCACGCCGTTATCAATATTTGACTTTGACGAGTCGTAATAAAACTCCCCTCCACCAAGATTAGATCCGGCATAGTAACCTGACACCAAAACACGGTCACCGTAACTTCCACGGAGATTTCTCAGCGCACCAATGCCAGGAACCTGGCCGATGTACTTAAAGCCATCGCTGGACGCCAGATCAATCATCACATCAGCCGCTGAACCAGACTCAGGCAATACCGCTATCGGATTACCGGTATCGTTGAATGCCAGTATTTTTTTCCTGCGACCTGAGATGCCGGGAAGCATCCCCACTTCTGATTCAGGAACCCTCAGCGTCCGCTTAAAGTTATTGTCTGAATGAGAAATGGCGCCCTGATAGAGATTGTCGGCATACCCCTTCGTCGCCGCATCCTGCGCCTGTGACGGGTCACGCAGGTTACGAATGCGGTTGTTCATCGCATCGTAATAGTTCGCCAGCCATGAAGGCTTTTTGAGGGCCAGTCCTGACCACCACCCATACACCTGCTGTACCAGCATCGTCAGCTTGTCGAATGCATCTTCGTGGATCTCCGGGAAGAAGCCGCCCTGGTTGCGGATGCTAGTTTCCTGGGTGACCGGCGTCTTACGCTCAATGGAGATTTTGTAGCCAGCTGGCAGCGCGATAGTCAGGACGACCTTTCCGCCGGGATAGCGGTTAACTCCGGTGACGCTGTAGTCGCTCCCGAGCGTCAGCGTGGTGATGTTTTCTGCCGCGTCCAGCGTCTGCACAAGCAGATGGCTTTTATCCAGGATGCGGAAAGTGAAATCGTACTGCGTGGTGACGCCGTTTCCGGTGTACTCGTTACGGCTTACCTGCGTTGAAACTGTCATAGTCTGCTCCAGTGGTCAGCGCTGGCGCGCGTGCATAGAAGCATTCTATTACCCATCAAACCATATATGAATAAAACAGATCGAAACGAGCAAAAACATTACCATTAAGGTAAATAAAAACCTTCTGGAAAACCCTGTTACCTTTTGATATATGTATATATATACAGTATTTATCGGAGTAATCCTAATGCCAGAGCGGTACCAGTATCCTGTCGACGAAGGTTTTGCGGATCGTATTCACACCCCGGAAGGGGTCAGATCCCTGGTTGTAAAATCACAGCTGATGGAGTTGCTCAGGGAAATGGAGCGAGACGGCCACGATGTCAGCGGTGCGGCGGCAGAACTGGTGGCACTGGTTAACTATGTGACTAGCTCGCAGTTGTCGATGCGGGAATTGCAAACACACCTGGATTTCTGCGCAATGCAGTTGCGGCAACAACTCAGATAGGGATTGATAGCCAGGAAGCACATTTAAAATAATTCTTGACGGATTGCATGAGTGGCTTAGTATTACCAATAAGGTAAAACAGGAGGCGACTATGAGAACTGATGATGTGTTGAAATTCTCGAGCCTTTTCAAAGTAAACGTGTGTCACGATACAGAAGAGAATGTATGGGTGGCATACTGTGAAGACCTTGGGCTCTCCACTGAAGCTGACTCTTACGAAGATCTGACCGAAAGAGTGTGGGAGATAGCTCCTGAGTTATATGAAATGAACGGATACAAAGGCAACCTCAAAAGGCTGCATTTATCCTTCGTTCAGGAACAGAACTTCACTGACAGAATGGCACTGTAGTGTATGGGTACAGGACTATACCCTACGCTCGTTGATATCCTTAAATCTGCAAAATGCTATTTTGTCAGGCAAGGAAAAGGGAGTCATGAGATATGGTATAGTCCATTATCATGCAGGAATTTTTCTGTACCATTCACTGTGAAATCAAAGCATACAGCAAACAATATTTTAAAAGACGCTGGCTTGCCGAAGTTTTTTTAATAAAATTCTCATGGATTAATCATATGAACATTGATGAAGAATTTAGTTTTGTTTCCGAAATATCTAATTCTAAAAGAACCATTGAATCGATAATAAAATCAGAATTATTAGAAAACATTGAAACTGATACATTGATTTTTAATTCAATCCTCATCAACTTACTTATTTTAACAAGAGATATAACATATAAATCATTTAAGTTAGGGAATGAAATTTCGTTTACTGATGACGTCATCATTACCAATAAAATAACAAATGTTTCCATGCTAATAAAATATGCTAGAGATGCAGCATGTCATATCGACTCCGACAATCATATATCAATAGAAGCCGGGGCAAAATTCAGTTTTAACATTTGTTTTGGAAAAGGAAATTTAGCAAATATAAATGGCGTTGAGTTTCGCTCAGATTATTATGATGATGTTTGCATATTTATAGGTGATCAAAAGATATATTTAAAACGACATATATATAGAGCAGCAACTGAAGCAATTCAGTTTTTCAAAGAGCACTACAAAGATACTGAATTTAGTTTTCATCTTCGGTAATCAATTGATTCTCATTAAGCCCGCCATGCGGGCTTTTTGATGGATGAAATCTGAGCACAGCGCTACAATCATAAAGCCACGGTTCAGTGGTCTACACATGGTAAGTGAAAATGAAAAAAGCATTAGCAGTGCTGTTTGTTCTGTTGTCTTTGGGTTCTTCCGCACAGGCTTTCGCTGGTAACTGCCAGCATCCTGATGATACCGCAGCTGACGGCTCACGCTGTGGCGGACGTTCTGCTGACTCCCGCCCCGGCGGTCAGTGATAATTAAGGCCGCGAAAGCGGCCTGTTTGTTGGAGTGACATGTCACGCTCTCTTTCTGAATGATAGCCATTCGAAGAACGAAGACATTCCTCCGCAGACAATAGCAAAAACCAGGCCACCAAAGAAAAGAAGCCCAGCCTGCCACCACTCCCATCTCCAAACATCCATAGCTCCTATCATTCCCACGATAGACCCAACCAGTGGTATATAGCTGATAATGAATGCGACCGGCGCGGCGATAAGCCAATGAATACCCCACCAAGATTCAAGTCCTGCCATGATTGCCGCTAACTGGAAAAGCCCCACCACGATGTAAACGATAAAGCCAATAGCTTGCATGTAGTCACCTATTTATTCAGAAAAAATTAGAGGTTTACCTTGAATAATGCTCGCCACAAGCATTATTCCCTGCACAACAAAAATAAACCAGCAGATAGCCTGCGCTGGGGGACTAAGGAAATATTTGTATCGGTCAGCAAATAACAACCAACCAGAAACTATCACAGACAAAATAATTAAAAACAAGGATCCCCCTTATTCCGGCGTTACGTCCTGCGGTCGCCACCAGTATGTCTGGTTGAACTGTTTCTTGGATCTCTGCTCTACCTTGCGCAGATATCCAGGAGAAAAGTATTCCTGAAGCTGGTTAAATATCATATGGTCAAGCGCAGCTTTTGCATACCAAAGATTGGCACCGGGGATAAGGCCCTTGCCGAGTTTAACCAGATCACCACCTGTCTGTTCCGGCTTTCCTTCAACGGCATTAAGCGGGATGCCCTGCGCCAGCTTAACTACGTCATCAACCAGACCAGCCACAGGCCCCAGCATTGACGCCAGCGCGCCACCACCGTAGCGCGTATGGTCAGAAAGCAGGAAGTCACCATAGAGGCCAAGACCACCACCTTTCAGCAGCGCGCCGAGCCAGAATTTACCAGCATCCTTCCCGGCCATCTCTCGGGGATTCCTCCCGGATGCCATGTCGTTTAGCTGCTGAGACAGCGCGCCGAGCATCGTGGTGCTGGCGAGGAATGCGGCGATATAAGCGGCCCGGCCGCCAGCGGAAGGCATGCCCATTGCACGCGTCCAGTGCCGCAGCACAACAGAGATCGGAAACGATTTGAATAGGAAAACCGAGCGGGTTAACTCGCCTTTCCATGTTCCGCGCTGCAGGCCACCACCAGTAAAAAGCTGCTCACGCGCGCCAGGCGTAATCACCGCCATGTCGACTTCTTCAGATACTGCGGCCAGCAGCCGGCGCATGGCCTCAAACCTTACTCGTTCCGGGGGCCCTAAGTGCATTACAGCAGCATCAGGGATCCGCATAATGCTTTCCGGAGTGAGCATGGTTGTATTGCCGTTACCCCAGTCCTCCTGTTGCGCCAGCTTCCATACACTGAAGTCCTGCTCGGTGATTCCTTTGCTTTTCAGTATGCGAAAATCGCTGTCGTCAAGGCTCCGCAGATCAGGGGCCCTGCTGACCACTTCCCCAAGGCTTCCCATCATCGTCACGCCGTAGGCACGTTTGTGCGCATCCGTCCATGCTGTCAGGCCGCTAGCGCGCATCACCGCCGTTGCCGCCCAGCGTGAAACCGAAGGACCCATGTTATCCATCGCCCAGCGGTTAACGCTGCCGAGCAACGATTCCATTGCCAGGCCAGCACGGCGGGCGCGGGCAAGCTCCGTGCGGTTCGCCGGGTTCATAGCCTCAAGTTGGTTCATAAACAGCCGGTTCATCGGGATGTTCGCTACCTTCGCCGACATGTACATCGTGCCAAGGTCTGAGAAGGAAGCCAGCAGCGCGGAACCAAGTCGGCTCGCCACCATCCAGTTTCGGATATTATCCGACCACCGTGCGATGTGCGGGTTGGCGATCGGCTGAGTCTTACCGGCGATAAAGTTGTAAAGGTTCTCGGTGCTGTTGGCCAGGCGCTTAATCCTGCCTGTGCGCTCAGGGTTGGCAGTGGCCTGTTCAGCTGTAACCTCGTCCAGGATTGAGCGGAAAACGTGATCGGGGTTCGGTCCGTATGTCTCAACCAGAGCGATATCTTTGCTGATCCCTTCCAGGTGCCCGACCATTACTTCCCACAGAGAGCGATCGCCATATTCGCGCTGATACTCAAGGTAGGAGTCTGCGTCTTTGAAGTGGATCTGACGGGATGCATTACCGCGATTAGAGCGCGCGCCGGAAATGCGCATGCCGGTGTCGCTTAATTTGTTCAGCCCGCCGGTGGCGATGGTGTTGTATGCCTCGCCCAGGAAGGTTTTCAACTCAGCATCGCTCATCAGCTGGCCGTCATCTTTGATGTAGTACTTGCGATCCAGTTTGCCGATGACGTCGCTAATCCACTTATCCTGTGAGACCCTGCCGACTTTCTCCATTGAGTGGTGCTGAGGGATGCCCCAGTTTTCCAGGTAGCCGATATCACCACCAGCGTCATTGAAGCGCTGGCGCAGCAATTCAGTAACGCCAGCCCATGCTTTTGCGCCCTTCTTCGCTCTCACGTTTCCGGTGTCCTGCCCGCGCATCTCGTAAACCAGATCGCGCACGCTGGCCTCGTCCTCAAACAGATGGAAGAATCGTGGGTCTACCGCTTCAAATGCTTCCTGAATCTGGCTTAGTGCATAGTCGCGGGTGGCTTTGCCGCGTGATTCTACCGACAGGAAATTTGATTTACCGTCAGCGTGAAAAGCGATGGTGCGGTTAAGCGCCTCAAGCTTGCCGTCTTTCCCCTGGTAGGTCTTTATGAAGGCGTCGAGACGTTGCCTGGCCGCAATGGTGAGCGCAACGCGGCGCCTCTTAAGCGCTGCTTCGTTGGTCAGCTCGTTCGCTGCTAACTGCCCGGCCCGGCGCAGGCGTTCAGCGTCAGTCATCGCCCGCCAGGATGCCGGATCATTGCGAGCCAGTTGTCGCATGTTCCGGTAAATACGGTCTTCAATATTCTGGATTTCCTGCTGCGTGAGTCGGCGGCTTGCGGCCTGCTGCACGGCGTTAATACATTCCTGACGCATAATTTATCCTCTTAAGAAACACGCAACAGCGACATCGAAAAGTCTGGAGTCCTGCACAGCCTGCTCATTTTCCCGCGCGGCATCATCAAGCACCTCGCGCGCGCTTCTTGACTGTGGATTTCCCACATCGTCAAGCACGGTGATCACCATATCTGGCGATGATGCCAGCGAGTCTTCAGCGGCCATCACATCAATGTCCTGCTGATTCTCTACCGTTCTTGTCGCTGGCGCGCTTTCCATATCCCGGAGAGCCGCGTTGGGCTCCAGCGGTGCGACTTCATCGGCGGAGCGCACTTCTGCCGTGCGGAAAAATGAAAGAGCCTGAGCATCAAGCTCGGCCTCTGCTTGCTGCATGCGGGCGATCTCTGCTCTTGCCTCGAAGAATTCACCACCGGGCTCATGCGGGGCCAGTGCGTTACGAGAGAATTCCAGCCTCCCCTGTGCTTCACTGATCCGCTGATCGACATCTCTCAGCCTTGCCTGCTTATCGGCTCGGGCACGGGACAGCGCTTTGCCGCTTCCCGCGGGTTGCTCTGCCAGTATCTGGTTACGCTGCTCAGTGAGGTTAGTGATAATGCGTTCGCTGTTGGCTATTTCTGACTGGTAAACCTTGCGGTCGCCACGCGGAAGAATTTGCGCAGCCTGATCCTCAAGCGTCCGCATTTCAATAGCTCTGGATGTTGCACCCTCATCTGCCTGAGAAATCATCTCATCCAGTGCCTGCGATATAATGCTGCGCCGTGCCGGTATGCTGGTGAATGCCGCCGGCTCAACAATGCTCGCCACATCAACCGATCGGCCTGCACTGACATCCTGCATCGCCTGCCGTAGTGCCTGGGCATGCGCATCGCGTGACAGCACATTAACCGGAATCCCAGGAGCGATATCAAACTCAGCATGATGAGCAGCATTGGCCGCCAGAGCTGCATCGACGTCGGCAGGCATAAAATCAGGCGGGCGAACATTTTCCCCACGCGAGTTTACGAACCGGCCTACACCGCCGAATGCCAGTCCGAGAACTGCATCGATCGCCATCGCCTGCTTATCGAAAACGTCATACTGCGAGGCCATATCCTCATAGCCATTATTGCGCAGAATGGAGGCGGTGCTGCCGCGCATAGCCATACCAAAGGCGACGTTCGTGCCTGCCGCATAAGCGATATCAGGCGCAGCTCGCACAACGGTACCAGCAGCATTCCCAAGCGCCGATCGTGATAACTGAGCGCCGACACCTTCAGCCAGTGCGCCACCAGCACGCAGGCCGATGCTCATCGGTATGACTGTACCGGCACCAGCTGTAAGGCCGTGTACCAGCGACACTTCCTGGGCGGTGCTGTAATCTACGCCTTCGCCGCGCAGTCGCTCAAACTCGGAGAACCCCTGCAAGCTGGTCACAGCAGCAGCGGCGCCAGCAGGACCGGCTGCCAGCGTACTTACTACTGCCTGCGATCCCATATCGAAAAGACCATACAGCACCTGTCCGGCGGTGCCGGTAGTGGCGGCATCCGGCGTCAGGCGTTTAACCTGTGATGCAGCAAGCTCTCTCTGTCGGGCGATGTATTCAGGTGACGTGTCACGAAACGATGTATTGTCATTAACAAACTGAGCGATGGGTGATACAACGGCATCAACACCAGCCCACAAAAGCTGGTCAGGCTTTGCAACAAGGCCGGAATAAAGACCTGATGCGGCACCGCTGACTGATCCATCGAAAAACCCAACATCGTTTTTAGGGCTGCCTACTGGGTTTGATGCGGCCTGGTCCAGCTGCTGATTCTGGTTTACCGGGTTAAGTCCGAAGTAACTCATTGAGGGATATCTCCAGAGAAGCGCTGACGCTGCTGCGTGAGATCGATAACTACCGGTGTTCCGTCCTGTTTCAGAAGGTATCCGGTACCAAGTTTCACGAGATACTGGCTGTCGCCGTAGCTTTGCAGGCCGTACTGCCCAGGCGGAGCCTTAACGCCAGCACCGGTAACCTGCGTTTCCCATGCCTGATTAACCTCTTTATCGAACTGCTCAGAAGACATGCCCCACGGCAGCAGGACATTACCCATGCCGTTATAGTCATGCACGCCGCCAGTAGCGACGTTTATCGCCTGCTCCCAGACGTCAGAATCCAGCTCGCCAGAGAGATCGCCCTTCTGCGCCATTACTCCGGCGTAGTAGTCTTTCGCAACGTCATACGCCATAGATGCGCCCTGTGCGTCACCGGCAAATGCATCTTTAACGGTATTGCTGAACTCGAGCCGCATATCGTTTTCTTTCGGCATGGTAATGCCTTTGGCTTCTTTCGATCCTTTGCGTGCTGCGGCACCAGCCAGAATGGTTTGCGATGCGGTAGAGGGCGACACAGACACGTCAGGATTGAACCAGTTTTTCTCAGCAACCACGCCGCCAGGCTTGTCCATAAGAATTCCGGCAACAGCAGCAGACGGCGCATTCGCGCTGATTTGCTGAAGTGCTGCCATGTACGGCTTACCGCCGCCGGTGCTTTTGTGGATCGTGTCGAGATACGCAGATTGTTGCGAAACCGGGGCGTCTCGGAAGAATTTACCGATCTGGCTCTCCTCTTCTTTGGAAAAGAAAGTCAACGGTGTTCCGTATGCTCTAGCCAACTCAGAAACCTGAGAAGCACGCAGCCCAATGCTCTGACCGAAATTATTTTGGTTGGACATATCAATTGGTTTGGTTTGTCCAGAGGAAAGTGAGAACTGAATTGGATCCGCCTTACGCTGCTTAATAACTTCATCAGCAGCAGCCTGAACATGGTCGAATGCTGCTGCGCGCCCTGCCAGCCCTTCTCCATTACCAACCTGATTCTTTAGATCACTGACATATTGTTGAATGGATGCCGTCGGCATTGTGCGGAAAGATCCGATATACTGCCCGGCAACGCGCAGGTTTTCGAAATCGTTAAAACGCTGTGTCCCTTCCCGGTAACCGAAAGCGTTAATGAAGTCGCCCTGTGAAGGCGGATTATCGAACTGGATCCCCTTAAGATAAGCGGCGGTTGCATCCTGCACCTGATCAACAAGTTGGGCCTTGAACTGCGTACGAGCCTGGTTCCGCAGCTCCATAGACTGGCGTAAATAAGCCGCCTGCTGCTGTGGGCTTGCGGCGTCGAAAGCTTGATTCCCTGAATATCGCTTAGGCGATTCCAGAGTAGTAAGACCAAGCGCGGCAGAAACGCCAGTGTTCAGTTGATCCTCGCTATATGGCTGTTTCCCGTTCTCGTGCTGGATGATGCCAGCGCAGAGCTGACGCAGGGTATTAATGTCGCTCATATTAAGCTGGTCATTTGGCGTGACATTCAGCTTTTTGCATAATGCGGCAATGTACGCTTCTGTGTTATTGCCGTCGCTGGCCGGCGCCCAACGATTAACGATCTCGCTAACTGTGTCGTAACCCTGCCGCTGGTACGAAAGCAGGTTTTTACCCAGCGCACGAATACCATGCTCAGGGGTCACGAATTTCGCAAAACGCCCATCACTACCCGCCTGGCCATCCCACGAATTGGAACCGGCTTCGATATTCCCCGGATTATTATTTCGCAGCCCTCTGGCGGCTGACGAATTACCATGCGCCGTAACACGTGGCGCACCCTCATTGTCTCCAGGCTCACCATTCTGCTGCATGAACTGAATATACTGTTGCGATGCTGCAGTACTCAGCGCGCTATCTGCCGCCTGCTCTTTCAGCTTTTCTTTTTCCGCTACAACCTGTTCCTGGCTCCATCCATGGGCAGCGGCGTACTGCTCGATCGCATCGAACCCCATTTTCACCGTATTAACAAACGCTGCATCATCGCCATAGAGCCCCTGAGACTGGGTTACCACGTTTTGCTTAATAGCGGAGAACTGCTGATCCTGAAATTGCTGGAACTGGCCAACCTCATACCGGCGGGCCTGGTTGTGAAATGACTGCATCGACTGCTGCAATTGAAAAGATAACTGCTGACGGGCCTCGCCATCCGGCAGTGTGCCGAGCAGGTCCTGGGCCTTTTGCTGCATGTTCTGCATGACCACGTCACCCTGGCCCAGCGCAGCTTTACCCTGCTTGGTGATCAGCCCGTTCTGAGGGTTATTGATCTGGTCGTCGCCAAATTCATTAAGTTGCAGTAGCGCATCCTGGCTGAGCGCCACATCAGCCTTACGCTTCTCCTCCACCATCATGTTTACGGCGGTGCCGGCTGCTTGCTGAATGCCCTGAACCAGAGGGTTCTCCGGCACGCGCAAATTTGTGGTCATAACCGGGGCGGCCTGCGTCTGGCTCTGGCGCTGGTATTGCGGTACTGTTGGCATCTCGACGCCTCCTTATAACGATCCTGTGCGGTATTTATCCCACGCGGTGCCATACCCGCCGGTGGATGCTTTCTTCGTCAGAGAGTTACCAAGACTGGTTCCACCCATTGTTTTATAGGCACCATAACCCTGAGAGACGGTGTTCAGTAACGTGGTTGCCGCACCGAGATTTGCACTCTGCCTGTCGAGTTTCCCCTGCGCCCTACTAACACCAGCCTGGAACTGCAAGCCTGCTGCCTGCCGCTGGGCGTTATTGATCGTCGTCAGTGCATCAAGTTGCCCGAATTGCGCCGTCTCGGTAGTCAGATCCAGCGCGTTACCGCTGGTAAGGTCGGCGCCGCCGGAAGCCAGAGCAACAGTCTGCTTCCCCGCTACCTGCTTCGCCTGCATACGCTGCTGGTACGCCTGGTCGTTTCCGGTGTTAACTGCGTCACGCCCGGCCTGCTCCTGTGCATCGGCGTTGGCATTTGCGATGGCGGCGTTTGCTTTGCCGGTCTGGACCTGGCTATAAGCACTCAGCGCGCCAGCTACGGCGGTAACGGCTAAAACTGCAGTGGTCGGTTCACACATTTTTGTTCTCCATTGTGAATCGATGAAAAGGCAAGCCCATCAGGCCATACGGCGCAGGGTCCTCCAGGCGAAAACCCAACCAGTGAAGCCAGGATTTAGCCGCGAGGTTGCGCGCATCAACGTAATTTTCAAGGAAACGATATCCCTGTGACATGTCACGCAGAACCGGGCGGCAGTGGCGAAGGAAAGTAACGGGCTGCTGCGCCATCAGGTCTGTGCTTACCAGCCACGGAATGCCGCGCCCGGTGATGATTGATGCCGGGCTGATGCCGAATATGGTGACCACCTGACCGTTAATCAGGCCTGCAGCTGAAACTGAAGCCGATTTCATGGCGCGCACGATGACTTCCGCCGGCTGCATCCCGGCAGCCGCCATGAACTCATCCCGGTCAGCCTGGCGGACATGGGGAAGAATGGACACAATATGCTCGTCAGTGGCCGGAACTATCTCAACCTTGCGCATATCAACCCCCTACCGTCACGCGTGGGATAATGGCTAGCACGCCCAGCGGCAGCGGGTCATCATGCCTGATAACCACCCGGCCATTACGCGACCAGTCCGCATCGAGATTCATATCGATAACGCCGGTGCGCAGGCCAATCGGGTCGTCGTAAAACTCCCATTCACGTTGTGGATACTCCAGCAGATGATCCTCATCTGTTCCCGCCGTCACCGCGCGGCCCTGGTTTATCATCACGCAGAGTTGGTTAATCAGCTTGGTCTTGTCCAGCAGCGTAGCCTGACTCGCTACGTTCACATCCAGAGTTTCGATCAGCGCAGATAGTGGAAGACCGACATGAACCACAGAGGCGTGGCTCTCAAGCGTCACAGAGCCATCAGTAACCACCTGCTGCGGGTCAACGTTGCCATCAGCAAGAATGCTGACGGTCTGTCCATCAAGATGAGAAAGGCCGGTAATGATTTTCCAGGCAACAGCCCAGGTAGCTTGCGCTGTACCGCGCAGAGCTAATGGCACGTCCCGGTTAACCATCACTTTCACCACGGTGGATGAAACCACTTCGGTAATATCAAGCCGCATCGATTTACTGGTTTCTTCCTCGACGTACGGAATGTGGATCTGGTAGTCGAGGCTGGAGGAATCAAAGTACGCCGCGCTGCAGGTCAGGGTCATTTCATCCTGATACGTCCAGCCGCCGGCGCTGCCGATCGTCATCGTTCGTGATGCGTCAGTGTTTCCGCCGTCGTACGACAAGCCAGAGTCGACAAAGAACGCATCGGCCTGGTCAGTAAACTGCCGGGTCGCCAGGCGCTCAACGTAGCGAACGGTTGCGCCGTTAATCGTACGGCGGATCAGCGCATAAACCGCATCCTCCTGACCCTCGCTGATGCTGCAGAGCGACTCGACATAGCCATTCGTCAGCGGGTGCGGATGCCACGCATATACCTGCTGTTCCCGCAGATAGGTTAGCCCCATCAACAGGCCGTCACTCCTGGCACACCAGGCAACGCTGAACGGCTGCACGGACAGCGCCCAGTCTGTAATGGTGTATCCGTTGAAAAGATGGTTCGCGAGCAGCGTGAGGTCACTGGACTGGAAGCTATCCTGGTCGAAGGAATAGAACAGGTCCCGGATAATGGATCCCTTCTGCTGGACGTACAGCGCCACGCTGCCTACGTTAATCGGCGCCAGGTCGCTGCTGCCGTTGAATGACTGACCGGACATCGCAAAACCGCCGGTGCCGGTGATGTTTCCGTTGCTGTCGCCGGTGACCTTAAACTCGCCGCCGCTGGTCAGTACGATTAACTGACCGACATCGAGCAGGTGCAGAATTTTGTTCAGCTGGCGCCCGGCGTAGTTGTAGGTGATCGCGTCATCGTCAACTTTTGGGTTGGAGCGGTAGAAATTGTGATAATCGCCGGTACGGCTGCACCAGATGGTTTGCGGGAAACCGGTGCTGCCGGCGAAAATAAGCCGCTGCTGGTAGTAGGTTACGGTGCCCGGGTAGCCGTCGTTATCATTCCAGGCAAAATGAGCCCATTTGTATGTGGCGAAAGTGCTGGTGACCACCTGAGCGGGAAGCTCTATTTCCCCGTCCTGGCGGGGCACAACGTCGGCGGTAGCCGTCAGCCCATCAGGAGCTACAGCAGTGATACGGCAGACACCGAAGCCGCTATGAAGGTAACGCCAAAGTACGCCGTTGCGGCCGCCATACCCCCAGCCATCCCATGAATCTCCCGTGGTATGCGTCGGAGCCACAGTGCCGGTGGTGCCATTCGCTCCGCCATCAACGCAACGATAATAGTTTTCCTGGTAGCGACATTCGTCTCCGACGCTGATATCTTTATCAGTCTCCCATCGGCCGACACTGTCAACCGCTTTCTGCTCCATGTAGAACAGTTTCCCGACATGCCAACTTTTGAATATACTGCTGGACGCCGTCAGCGTCACCGTGCCGGTTCTGCCGCTGGCGTAGACGGTGACATCGTCATCCGTGTTGATATCCTGGAACGGGCCGCTTGCGGTACTTACCGTTGCGGTTCTCCAGTCTGCCTGACCGTAGCGGCGGATCTCCATCGGAGGGTAATTATTGTGGCAGACAGTCATCACGTCAGCAGACTGCGTGAACTTCAGTTCAGACAAGATACCGATCGGCCAGGGCGTCGCCACCTCGATCGGGCTACCGCCGTCATCAGTAACCAACGCGCCATTCGACCAGACCCGGAAATAGTAATCGCCCAACTCCAGCGCATACGTCTGCGACACACTGAACTGAAACGGGATCAGCCGCGCTGTGCGGTCGGCATATTTGGCACTGCCGAGATACCGGAACCCCGGGCGGTTATCCAGGCCGCCGAACTGTCGCACAATGAAGTTGCGGCAGCGGCGCAGGGATGTCTGGTATTTCTCCAGATCGACACGACCGTACAGGGATGGTGAAATCTCGCCGCCGGCGAGTGACGGCTGAATCAGTGAATAGGCCATATCAGCAGATCCTCACGCTGGCGAGATCAGACATAGGCTGCTCTGGTTCATGCGACTCATCAAGGGAGCGCTGCATTGCCGCCGCCAGCACCTGCTGGTAGTTGGCCATCGCCTGCTGCCCGAGACTGGCATTAGAGGAAATCGGCATCGCTATTTCAGCCGCCAGACGCCACGACAGCGCATCAGCAAACAGCGCATCAAACATCATCGGATCGGTAATGCTGCGGACATACAGCAGCATAGCCTGCGACTCGTTGGCATGAATCACCCGCGACGTCCCGTCTTCATTGCTGCCTACTTCGAAAATAGGATTATGCCGCAGCGCGTGATGAGGCCCGAAGTATCCCCGCGGCAGAATAGCCGATATGCGCGCGCAATCCGTCGGGTACTGGTAGCGGAACAACCAGCCCGGCGCCGGGTCGCCCAGGTCTGCCAGCAGCACCCTGGACATAGCAAAGTTCCAGTCGTTGTCTGCCAGCACGGCATCGCGCACTGGTCCGTAAAAAAGATTGCAGGTGTATGCCTCTTTGGTCTTTTCGGTGAGGCTGTTCATCGTCCGGCTGTTGCCGATACGCGCCAGCGCGATGTTGCAGATATTGATCACTGATGCCATATCATTCACCAAACTAAAAAGGGGCTTTCGCCCCTTTGGTTATGCGGGCTTACACCCCGAGTTCTTTACGCCGTTCGGCAATTTTTGCCTTCAGGGTTTCCGCTTTGGTATTGAAATGCGGCACTTCGCCGAACATCTCTTCATACTGTCTGCGGAGTTCTTCCAGTTCGGTTAGTTCTTCGGCGCTGGGCGTAAAAACCTTTTCGCTCAGGCTGGCATCCAGTGAAACCAGGTTGCTACCTGGCTCACCATTGAAGTTAACGATGTCACCCGGCTCATGCAGGCGGCCATTGATAAATGACCGCTTAGCGACTTTGTACTTAGGCATTGGTCTGCACGCCCCCAGTGATGCCGGCGGTGACTTTACCGGCAGTCGGCGCAGTACCCGTCACGGTGTAGTTAAGGCGAATGTAACGCTCAAGCTTCATCGGCAGGGTAATGACCGGCGATTTGTACCCCTGCACCAGTGAGGCTAACGGGATCGTCAGAGACAACACGTCGGTAGCTGAACTGAATGCGGAGTTATCATCGGTTTGCACCGTAACGGTTAAGCTGGTCAGGGTATTGAATGACTCAACGACCTGGATCAGCAGCGGAATGTCGCCATATTTACCGACATCTTTGTTGCTGCCGGTATCAATGACGTTGGTCGAAGCAGCCGTGGCCGTAATGGCCTGAGCTGCGGAAAAAAGCGCTTGCTGGTCGAGCAGCATGATCCCCCCCTTACGCCGTTACGGCTGATTCAGTATTCAGGATGGCGTCAGCACGACGGATCGGAATACCCAGGAAAGAAACGATTTTCTTACCGGCGTATTCTTCGATAGTCAGGTTGACGTTCTTCGCATTCATGGCCTGCTTGTGCAGCCAGGCGTGAATGGTTTTGTTGCAGTAGATGACTTCTTTACCATCACCCAGCATCGCCACATCACGCGCATAGTACGCATCAACCATCATGCTGATCAGGTCGGCACCGCTGGCGGCGTCTTTGGTCAGAGTGGTGACATCGATGTTGCAGATACGGGAAATTGAGCGCCAGTCACGAACCGACAGACCAAGATGCCATTTAAATTCATCGCGGTACGCCAGGAACTGGCCGCCAGCCGAATCGCTGACGAGGTCATTCCCCAGGTCCTGGTGCTGGAAGCCGGCAACCATACCTTCCGGATAGATCATGTGCGCGGTGTTCTCACCCCATGACATGAACCAGATAGAGGTATTGGTGGACCCTGCACCGCCTGCATTGAAGACGTTCTCAGCACTGGCCGCTTTAGCCGTGCTCAGGGTATTGAATCGCGGCGCAAGACCCATAAACGCTTCCGGCTCAGCATCGGTATTGCCGTAGAAGGTGTAGCGGGAAACCTTGTTGTTAAAGCCCTGCAACTTACCCATGTTCTCGGATACACGGAACGAGTCCGCATTGCCGGAACGGTCGGCCAGGTCTTTATCAACGAAGCCCAGGTCATACAGCATGCCGGTGGTATCGGTTACCGGCACAGTCTGCGTTTTGGTCGGCTGGACGCCCTGGTTATAGCGGCGCCATACCGGCTCAGGAATTCCTGCACGGATGGTGGTTTTGTGTTTCGACCCATCGTTACACGGCACATAGATTGCGTCGGTAATGATGTCGTTCGTTTTCGCCAGTTGCTCGACGATTTTCGCGATCCGCCCGTTCTTGTCGGTACGGCTGTACACGTCAAGAAGAGAAGGCAGCGTCTGACCAATTAAAGCCATGATTACACCTCACTATTTTTTTGGATAAAACGCTTCGACCAGCTCGTTCTTCGGCGAGCCGCTACTCTGGCCAGTGACGAAACTGTCTTCACTCATCAACTTGCCTACCTTTGCGAACGCCCGGACCATCTCCGGATGGTTTCCCATCCCGGTGGTATCCAGAAATTCGCGGAACTCTTTAGAGGCGAAGGTATCCAGCGCTTTTTGCGCATGACCTACCGATGCCGTTAACTTGTCGCCGCCGATCTCTTTATCGGCTTTGGTATCTGCGGCCCACTTCTCTACCTGAGCCCCCCATGATTCCGCCTGGCGCTGCTGCATTTGTTCCTGCAGTTGCGGCCACAGACCTGCCAGCTTCTGCGCCTGCTCATTCGTCAGGTCCAGCTCGCGGGCTACCGGCTCGAACAGCTCAACGGCTTTCGAATCAAGCTCAGTGCCTTCTGGTGCCGTGAACTCGTATTTCTCCGGCGCCTGAGTTTCGGGCTTTTTGTCTTTATCGGATCCCGGTTCTGGCTTATCCCCAGATGGCTCCGGTTTCTCAGGATCTGCAGGTGGCACTTCTGCCGCTGGCTCCTGCGCAGGTTCTGTAGGTGCCGGAGTCGGTGATGGTTCAGATGCAGCAGGTGCCGCGCCGCCATCACCAGGCTGCTCATTGCACAAGCGGCGATACATCAGGCGCTCAAATAGGTTCATCGTTTTTCCTCTCTGGCCTCGTTAGCCATTACCAGATACTGATCAGGGCATGCCTCCATCACGTCAGAGAAGACCATCAGCCCTGTGTTACGTTTTCCTTCAGCGAACGCTGCTGAAAGCGCCTCGCCGGTATAGGTGGATCGCCACACGCCAGCCTGCTCCAGCAGACGCCAGATAAAGCGGCGGCCGTGCTCTGTATCGCAGATGAGGCGCAGGTCGTTGAGCTCGTTATCGCGGCGCAACTTCTGCTTTCTGGCCGCTTCTTCCGCCAGCGCTTCCTGCTCTTCTGCGCTCAGGTATTCAGTCATTGCGCCACCGCCTGCTGCTGTGCAGCATCAGAAAGGGTTTTGAGCAGGCTCGGGTCTGCGGTGTTGGTATCGCTCAGGGTCTTGGCGGTTGCGCCAGCCTGCTGCGCCATAGTCATCATCTGCTGTTGTTGTTCCTGCTGCGCACGCTGATCGCGGGCGGCCTGCACCTCATCAGCCGAGTTAACAATCGTCGCCGGGACGCCGAGCATGTCGCCGTAACTGTCGATCGCCTGATCAACATTGAGCTTGTCGAGCGCGTTAGGGTTGGCCTTCGCCAGATTGCCGACGAAGCCGACGAAGCGCTCCACGCTGTTGATGCCGATAGACTTCTGCGCCTGGGCGAGAATGGACACGTATTCGACTTTCAGCGGCGCGCCCTGCAGTTCCTCCGGCGGTTCCGGGAACAGGTTGCGGCGGGCCATGATGTTGAAGGTGCGGTCAACAAACGGATCCAGGAACTCATCATTCAGGCGTTCCAGCACAGGCCCGAGTTGCAGGAGCTTCTCATCCTGCATCGAAGCGACGGCTTCAACCGGCATGCTTCGGGTGTTGATGGTGCTGAACATGTTGAAGAGGTCGGAGAAGAAGCAGGCCTCAATCATCTGGCGGTCGTCGTTGATCATCGCCAGCATGTCGCTCAACTGCGGGCTTACAGCGTAGGCCGGGCGAACCAGTTTGTTGTTGTCGATCTCATCGACGTACGTCACGCCGCCAGGGGTGAGATTGAGCAGTTTGTTTTTCAGGCTTGCCGGTGCAACCATCGGCGGATTAACCAGTTTATCGATGGCGTTGGCCTTGCGGATTTGCTCCAGTTGCAGGGCCTTACCGGTGCCGAGGGCCATCATTCCAGGGCAGTTACTGCCGTATACGTCTTCGCCGTTAATCTCCCAGCGCGGGGACAAGATTGGAGATTCGTCATACCCCGATTCGCTGAGCATCCTGTCGCCGTCGCCCGCGAGTTCGAAGTAAGCCGATTTAAACGCCTTGTTGCGCGCATTCAGCTTGCCGGTATCTCGGTTCAGGTTTGGCTCAGTCAGGTGAACGACGTCAAACCACGCTTCGTAGTTCGCGCTGTCCCAGGCGCTGCGCACGGCATTACTGACGTTTTCGAGGCCAAACTGCATCACAATCTGGCGGGCTGTCATGGAGAAAACGCGATAGGTGGTATCGACCGACAGGCGGGCGGAGTTCGACAGGTAGTAACTTCCGATCGGCAGCGGGTGCGTGCGGATAACGTCCTCGTCATCTTCCAGTACGGCCATCGCCGCGGTGCCGAAAACGCCCAGGTGACGGTAGATAATCGGCAGTGACTGGTAGACGTTAGACCTGTTCATGACGTCGTTCATGCGGGTCATAACGACATCGAGCCAGCGCTTAACCGGGCCATACTGCATCATCTCCGGATCCGGAGTTGCCAGTTTGAACCACGGGCGCGTCGGACTGGTGATACCGGAAAGCATGCCAGATTGCAGCGCACGGGCCGCTTTGGATGCGGTTGGGTCAACGATACGGGTATTGCGCTTACTGCCGTTGTTTCTCTCCGTCGTCAGAAAGCGCGTGCTGCGCGGATCGATAAAGTCCGCCAGTTCGCGCCAGTGTTCCTCAAAGCTGGTGCGCTCTTTTTTGAGCTGCCCCAGGTGTTTGAGGTAATGCTGCTTAGGAGAGAGCTCAGCCATAGATTAAGCCCCGAGCAGGGTTTTGCCCTGCGAGCCGCTGGATGGCTGGGTTACGCCCTGGCTGGATGTCAGGATTGTTGACTTCTGCCCGCCAGCTGCAGCCCGCCGACGGCGATCGTCATCAGCCGTATTCTGTACGGCAGAATCAGACGTCTGCGGTGCAGCCTGGACCTGAGGAGAACTCACGTTAGGTTTGCTGATGCACATGATGCGGAACTCCATAGCGCTTAAATTATTACCAATTTAACCACATATGAATTATTTCGCGTAGTGCATTGACTTATTTAGACGCAATTATTACCTTATTGGTAATGACAACATGCAAGCGCATTCCATTTCACCTCATTGGTGGCTTTGTCGTTAATCCAAATGGCGGAGTGCGCTTCCAGTTGTTAAGACAACCGCCGTATGGCACATGCGGCGCAGCGGTCCGGGGGCTCCTTGGTACATGGCTCAGCGGGTATCCGGAATGTGCAAGTCAGTGTTCTGTATGCACGGACAAGGGATTCACCATCCTGGCGATACGGTGTGACACCTCGGAAGAGACGAGGATGCAACAGGCCAGGGCATTTAGGGGACGGCGGCTGCTTGGCAGGCTGGCGAGAGAACCGGAGATAATGCTCTTTCCGTTGTGGTAATTGCGGCTATGCGCACGCGGCGAGGCCAAACCATTCAACGTTAAAAATGAATGCGTTCTTAATAGTGTGACGCCGCCGGGTCTGGCCGTTCCGGCAGGTGGAGGCACCACCGCCACAACCCAATCACGCCTTAGGACCGTGATGTAGTACCAGAGTTAATTGCCGTGTGTAGCTTGGCGGTGGCAGTAGTTCTCCCACTTACTGACCACCGCCCTTTTTACAGCAGGACGCCATTACGATGACTTCATGCTGTAAACCCTGTAACACCCAGCCAAGGATGGCACTTTCCATCATCCCTATTTCGCCCGGTCCGCCGGGCATTTTTTTAAGGTAGAAATTATGAGCGAAGCGAAACCGCAAGACGGCAGCACGGTAAAAGGCTACCGCACATTAACCGCTGGCGACATTGAGCGGATGAACCGCCTCAAAGGTGTAAGCCGGCATTTTTGCAGTCTGCTCGATACTGAGCGAGGTGAATTGTTGGCTGTCCGTAATGGCCCGGCAATGTTAAGTGCTGAGCAGGATCGGGAGATTGATGAAGCTATTCGCAGCCTGGCAATCGGCCGTACCAAAATGCAGGAAGCCTGTATGTGGGCATGTCGCGCCGTGGCGAGACCTGATAGCGATTGTTGATATAATGACATGTCACAATCAGCCCGCCGATGTGCGGGCTTTTTTACGCCCACGGATCGTAATCGCTGATCACGTTAGGCTGTTTACCTCCGGAAGCAGGGAAATCTGAGCGCTTCGTCACCGGGTATGCGAATGTAAGAAGCAGCGCATCACCTTTCCCCGGTGACCGCCCCAAACGCTCTTTGATATCCTCTTTCGGCTCAATGACGATCTTCCCGTCCACCCTGACTTTGTATTCTGCTGCTGACAGGTCGTCCGCCGTCTCCTGGTCATCCAGCGCGCCGCCGAGTTTCAGCCACGTCTTACAGGAGTTAAACATCTCGCCGCGCTTATTGAGCATCTGCGGATCTGATGATGCGCCGCCAAACGGCACCAGTTGCCATGTCCGTCCCCAGCCGTCGCCTATGGACTTCAGTCCTGTGCCATAGCCAAAGTCGATAAACACAGCGTCAGCCTGGTACTGATCCTCAAAGTCGGCGATACGCTTCGCCATAATCAGATCGTCGGTGGTCTTGTTGCCGGTCCAGAGAACTTTGCAGTGCAGACCCTGGCGGAAGTAAATCACCGCGTCATCCACTCCGGAGTAGGCCGGGTCAACACCGATAATACGCGGGGCATGCGATACCTGCGCCTCTGTCACAACGCGCTTCATTGCCTCGTCGGTTAACCCGGTAGGGATAAACTGCAGTTCTGAGGCATCCGGGAAGATCCCGCGCACACGGACCCGCACAAAGTCGCTGTCCTCGCCGTAGTCATCCACCCACTTCTGCAGTTGCTGTTTGTTGGTGCCTTCCACAGTGCGGCTGTCGATCTGCGCGCACTTCCAGCGGTGTTTGTATTTGCGGAAGCACTCTCGGAAACGTCCGGTATTACGCGTCGGGTTACCGAATGCCACCCAGATAATTTCGGTGTCTTCGTCCGTCAGCGCACCCTCGGCAACCTCCCACACCAGATCGGCAATGTTGGACGCTTCGTCGAATACCACGATGATGCGCTTACGCTCGTTGTGCAGCCCGGCGAACGCCTCTGTGTTGTGCTCTGACCACGGTATGGCATCAGCGCGCCAGCGTTTATCGTGTCCCGGATCGTTGCTGTACATCGCGGTGGCGGTGCAGGTGAACCAGTCTTTCGTGATAGCCAGGTTTGACCATTTGATGATTTCCGGCCAGGTCTTCGTGCGCAACTGGTTGTCGGTGTTTGCGGTCACCACCACCTTGCAATCCTCGCAGGTGGACATGCCCCAGTTAATCAGCATCGAGATGAACGCAGATTTACCGATGCCATGGCCAGAAGCGCGGGCCAGCATCAGCGGCTGATGACGTGTTGCCGGGTTCTGCAGATGCTCGCCTATCTCACGGAATGCGTCAGCCTGCCACTGGCGAGGACCGGTTGCGTGCGCCAGCTCTGTGCCATCCTCACCCCACGGAAACGCGTAATGCGCATAGCCCAGGGGGTCATGCGTGAAACTGGCGATATCGTCGATCAGTTGTTCTTCCGGGGATGGAACGGCAGTCGTCACTGGTCACCACCATGCAAATCTTTCAGGCGGCGCCGGGCGGCGGCCATGCGATCGGCAATGGTGACGTTCACGTTAACTTCCATGCGCTCTTTGAATGCCATCACGTCGACGTGCTTACCGATGAGCTCGAGGTTTTTCACCTTGTCGGGCCATTTTATTTTCTTCAGGATTGTCTCGATCGAGGTTTCATCCATGTTCATGATGGTGGACGACAGGTCAAACCCGCTCAGGGTCGTGCGCCATATCTTCGGCCATTCGCGGATCGGCTTCAGTGTGCCGTCATCGTGCAGGATATCCAGCACATCCATCTGGTCGATTTCCACCAGGCGCAGCAGCACGTAATCAGCGCTGACTCTGAGACGCTTATTGCGCTCTTCCATCAGTTCCGCTATTCGTTTCTGGATACGCTCATCGCGCATCATTGTGCTGGCCTTAACGTGGGCAGACTTCGGCGAGAAACCGGCGTTAATCGCTGCCTGAGTCTGATTCTCAGGGCATTTAACGTATTCCTGTGCGTAAGCCTCCTGCATCACCGTCAGCGGCTTGTACTGTGTGGACTTTCGTTTGGGGTCCTTCGGCATGGTAACACTCCGGATTTTACATTACCGTTATGGTAATACTAACACGCACCAATAGGACCCGGTAGACGTCAATGATCGTCAGTAGATTTTAAAAGTGAGGGCTAACCAGCAGCGTGACATGTCACACCGTTAATTTTGTCTCATGCCATCCCATCGTGGCCCAGCACTGCGAATCACCGGCACAGGGACAAGATGTCACCGGCAGCCGATCGCCGCACTTACCGCACTGACGTTTGCCGATGGACTTGATGCGCCCGCTAACCCTAGCATCATCCTGGCGGATCAGCAGCGCGATGTACTCGGACATTTCGTATGCGTCGCGACCAGGGCGCCGGGCGGCGCAGTTCCGCGCCAGCATCTCCTGTTCCTGCTCATCCAACACCAGTTCCAGCTTGCGTTCACCGGCGGCGGACTGCCGCGCGCGCTGCGCGGCTTTGCGTTCTGCGGGGGATTTACTCATTGCTTTATCCCCTGCTCGGTATTTTTCAGGTCGTTTTCCGCAAAGAGGATCGACGTTCTGGCAGAGCGTAGCCGGGCCTTTGCGTTTTTCTCTTCGCGTTCGAGGTTGGCTACAGCCTGCCGGAGTTCATCCCGTTTTGCGTAGAGTGATTTAATCTCAGAAACGATATTCTCACCGTTACGCGCCCTGTCGAGAATCACTTCGAACGGGTCTAGCATCGAGCCACATTGACGGCAGATAAGCGTGCGATTTGCTTCTGATATCTGCGTTTGATTGTGTTTGCAATATTTTTGCCCGGTGCTTTTCTTGTCGGTAATGACGACGTTAAGAAGCTTTTCTTCCTCCGATTTTGGCTGCACCAGAGTGATGACGTTGTCGCTGTCATTTTTCATTGGACACCTCCTGCGGGGCGGCTGGCAGCGGCATCCAGTGGGTAACCTGTTTGAGATGGAGGTCGTTCCCGTCTCCGTCATCCCATGTAGGATTGCCATCATCAAACCAGTCGCCATATACGCCAACCTGAGTGTTTGGTATGTTGGGCCAATAGTTATTTTTGAAATCAGCAGCTAATACATAGCGCTGCTTTTCACCCATTTCCGGCATCCGCTCGCTTACCGGAATCCATCCCGGAATAATTTCAGGAATATTTTGTGGTGCGTTTTGTGGTTGCGGGGCGGCTGCGGGCATGGCTTTATAACCAGCAACGTGACCGCGCCAGTTCGCGACCTCTGATAACCAAGTGTTTATCATTGATTCTGTCGGCTCCTTCGGCACCATCACGTAACCATCCGGAATCATTTGGATACCGGTAGACGCGGTTACGGATTTACCATCCGGAATTACCGGAGAGTTGCCAGCGGAAAGGTTGGCCTTTCTCTGCTCCTCCCACCTTTGGCGCTGAGCCAACCATAACTCAATTTTCTCACGGGCCGTGCCACACTCCATGGCGTCGTAACATCCGCGTGAACCATCGTTATTAAGCAAGTTGTTAACGGCCTCCACTAAACCGCCTGGAATATTTTCAGGAATATTTTGTTGTGCGTTTTGTGGTTGATGCTGGAGCATGGCGGCGCGGGCTTGCCAGGCCAGCCACGCAGCATTTTTAGCGCTCACCCCAGCAATTGGTAGATTGTCCTCGTTATTCCAGGCGTTGAAAGCGGCTCGCTCATCCGGCACTACCGGCGCTGGCTGCGCGTGGCGATAGAGCATTATCTGGCGTCGCGGGTCGGCAAATTTATTCGCTTCTCGATCAATGCCAAACAGATAACCGCATGCACCTGCATTTGCGTCGCGAAGCTCTTCTTCATCAGTCCACGCCACCGGTTTGCTGTCCAGCTCTGCCTTGCGGCGTTCCTGTAACTCTTTAGCCATCAGATAATACGCATCAACTCGCAGAAACATTGCGGTGCCATTTTCGTGGCTATCGATGAGCATCTGAATTTCTTTATCAGTCGCCTGCTCTCTGGTTATGGTTAATTTGCTGGTCATATATCCGCCCCGCATCTTCCGCAGCGCTCGCGGCCGCTCATGTCGTAGTAGGTTGCCCCATCGTGCTTGCAGTCTGTCCATTCAGACAGGTCAGACTCGAGCACCTCGATACGCTGCTGCGCCTTCTCCAGCGCCTCTTCTGCTGCGTTCGCCCTGTCACGCTCACGAGCCGCTCGCTTGTGTGTTATGTCTATGGCTTCCAGGCGTGCTTCGGATGTCTTCTCTGACTTCTCCAGAGCCTCTACCAGCAACGTGACGTTGGCGGGGTTAGCCAAGGCGATAAATTTAGCGTCTTCCTCGCGCCAGATGCTCTGACGGGCAAACCCCCACCAAACTACAGCCTCAGCCAGAAATTCCTTATCGCTGGTATCAATGCCATAGTTGCCGTCTTCACACGGCTTATCGTGCACATACCACGGGCCGGGAGTTGCGTTCGTTATTGCAGCTTTCAGGCTCTGCGCCAGTTCGGTGATATCAGTTGTCATGCGGCACCTCCTGTTTCTGCTGTGCTGCCGAGTTAAGCCAAAGGCATTCTGTGCGCTGCACTGAACCGGCAAAGCCGTTGGCGGCAGTAGTGCGCGTTATTCGCTTCCAGCCAGCCAGAGCGTTGTTATAGAGCTCGCTGTTATATCCGCAAACAATAACCGCGCCCCGTAGCTCTTTCAGCACGTTAAGAAGCTCCGCATGCTCTTCGTTGGTCATTTCGAATCGGTAAGCGCTGTTTTTAGCAGTCTCTACGCGGGTTTCGTGTACGTAAGGGGGATCGACAAAATGCAGAGTCGATATTGTGTCATGGTCGCGCATGCACTGAATGGCACTGCGATTCTCAATCAACACTCCAGCAAAGCGACTTGCCACGGCGGCGAGGTTGTCTGGTTGCCGGGCCCAAATACGCTGCGCGGTGGCGCTATTGCGCTTGGTATCCAGACGAAACCCCGTCTTACCTTTCGTTGCGCCGGCGCTGCCGAATCCCATAGTTGCGCGAACAATTAGGCGGCGGGCCTGTTCCACCCGGTTTTCGCTGTCTTCATATGCGCAGTTAAATTCGTCGCGTGAGTAAGGGGTAAGAGCACAAGCGTCGATAAGCTGCTGCGCTGTTTCCGGGTTTCGAAGTACACGGAAAAGATTCACTACGTCTCCGTCGAGGTCGTTGTAGACCTCAGCTTCTGACGCCGCCTTTTTCAAAAGCACTGACGCGCCGCCGCCGAATGGCTCCACGTAGCAGCGGTGTTGAGGGAAATGGCTGATGATCCAACTTGCCAGACGGAATTTACCGCCGTGGTAACGGATGGCCGGATGTTTGATGGTTTGCTCGGTCATTTCGTCACCTCGCGCAGCTGGCACAGGGCCACAAGGCAATCACCGAAAGTAAGCGCTCCTGATTCAGTAATCTTCGCAACAGCTTCATCAACGAATGCTGAGCGCTGAGCGGCTACGATGCGATCGGTGGCGGGGGGTTCGATTTCCTCAAATGCCGACATTGCAGCATCCAGAGCTGCTTGCTGGCAGACCACTGACTGCTCGTCATGAATGCCACCGCCAGAAATCTCCAGGCCTTTGTACATGTCGAATAGTGTGTCGCCAAATGACTTCATCGCCACGCTCTCCGCAGCCAGCTGCCGCAGATGGTCCTGCAGGTCTACGCCAGCCGGGCAGTTGGAAATCTCCCGGCACTTCTCGAACGTCAGCGCCAGAGCCGCGCTCTCCGCTTCCCTGTCCACGTACGCCTTCGCCAGCTCCAGATACTTCCGCTCTTTGATTGACAGCTCGTCTGCACTCTCCAGAGAGGCTATGAGCTCGTTTACCGTTTCAATGTTCATGCCACCACCCATTCGATCACAAGGCACATAACATACAGAGCAGCGAAAATTGCCACCCACCCGATAACGCTCGCCGCTGCAACAAGCAGCAACAACGTGCGCCGACTGTAATTCACGAAATCAAAGTCCATACTTACCCCCGCTTACCCGTTTAACTTATTGATTCATTTGATATCTATCAGGATCGTCGTTTTAGAACTCTTCGACCTTCCAGCCACCGCCAGCTTTGGCCGGCAGTTTCGTTATCCCGATGACACGGAACGGGTACTGGTCGGCGGCGACTTTGGTTTTCACCCTGGCGTCGTCGGTCCAGTAGCCCTTCACCTCATGCATTTCCATCTGTCCATTCGCCAGCATCACGGAGAAGTCAGGCGTGTAGAACGTGTTGTCTGCCAGTCGCAACTTGATGCCTTCAAACCGGTACCAGACGATTTCCCCGTAGCGCTTGCGCAGCTCGAGGTGCTGGCAGTAAGCCTCTTCGGTTTTGTTCATCGTCCCGGTCTTGAGCCTTCCCAGAGCCTGAAGTGACTTACGCATGATTTACCTCTCAGGTAATTAAAATACACATACGGATTAATATCAATAGACTTGCGTTAATTTTGTTACCCACGCGGTAACACTGAAAAGCAAAAAAAATGCTGCCCCAGTTGCACAGTAGATCACCCGATAGGTGGTCCACCTCTGAAACCTGGCGGGATCTGATTGTCAGGCTGAGACATTACGTTAACGTCACGCCTTCCAGAACCATCTTTCAGCTCAAACAGCCCCTTCCACCCCTTGGCCATGCTCTGTTTCACAATCATCATCTGCCGCTGTCGGTCACCACCAGAGAGGTTTATCAACTCAGTAATCGCAGCTCCCTCGCTCCGTTCAGTTGGTGCATATGCCTTGAACCTGTTTTCCCGGCGGTAGGCTTTCCATTCCTCCCAGGCTTCAGCATTGAGTTGCTCAGGATACGGATATGATTTTTTAGGCTCCCTCCCCCTTGGGGGGTTATGGGGGGTTATATCTTTTAGATCTTCTCTTCTCTTCTCTTCTCTGGTCACGTTGTTGTCACGCTCTTTGCGTGACATATCTGGTACGTTTTGTTTCACGTCCTTGGCCCGCTTGTTGGCCTGCCGTTCCGCGTCAGTAGCGCGTTTCTTCGCTCCCTTGCCGTTGTGACGGTCAAAATTTGGGAGCCGTAAATTCCCGTTTTCATCTTCTTCGAGCCAGCCAACTCGTTCATCTAACAAAGCAGTAGCAAAACCGTCACACGCAACAACACGATCTAGTAGTTTTTTTGTCACGCTCTTAGCGTGACCATTTATCGTGTTCACGTCTGCCCAGCACCACAGGCGCATCAGCTTTCCGAGAACGGTATCGACATCCAGATCAAGGATCTCAGCAAGCTGGAAAACCTCGATTTTTTGCGAGGTGGCAATTTCGATTTTTATCCAGTCACCGGCCATCACTCACCCCCGGATAATTCATAGAGGGTTAAGTTTCCGGTAAATACCGCGCCAGTATCGATATAGAGTTGGTTTGAAAACCTCACAGGGTTTCGCGCTGGCGTGTGACCGAAGATAAACAGATCGGCACCGACTATTTCCGAGACAATACCGTCCTGCGCATCGCTTATGCGCTCACGATTCCAAATCACCTGCTCGGCATCGACTGGCTTGCCAAATTCATATTCGTTATGCGGGTAATCAGCGTGGCAGATGACGAACTTCTTGCCGTCCTTCTCAACCTCGATAATGAGCGGGAGAACAGTCGATTTATGGACGAGCGATTTCGCGAGGATTTGTTGGTCTGGATCGAGATTGTAGAACCAAGTTCCGCCGTTAGACATCCAGTGCGTGACGCTACCGTATGCCAGAATGGCATCCAGCATCATCTGCTCGTGATTGCCTCGTACCGCCCGGAACCAGGGTTGATTTATCAGGTCCAGGCATTCGACGTTCTCCGACCCGCGGTCGATGAGGTCGCCTACTGATATCAGCAGATCTTGCGCGGGGTCGAAACCGACTGCATCCAGCCGGCTCATCAGGTTTGTGTAGCAGCCGTGCAGGTCACCGACGACCCACGCATTGCGCCAGTCATCGCCGTTTATGCGTTGATAAATATTCATTCCGCACCTTCCTGAGCTATTCTCAGCACCTCGGCGATGCTTTTTTTGTGCTTGTCGGCACTTTCTACCGCACACTCCACGCAGGTCCCACTAAGCACGTAACGCTCGCTATCGTGACCATGTTTGCACTTCTTCCCGGTGTAATAACGATTCAGGCCAGCCTTTGCCGCCTCAACGCGAGTGATGATTTTCACGACAACTACCTCAAATATTGCTATTGGTATCGGTAATTTTGCACCAAGACACAAAAAGATCAACCAAAAACGAATAATTGTTACCTTTGAGGTGTGAATAGATATGGCTTAGCCGCCAGACGGCGGCAGAGAGGGAGATTTGAGGCGGTTCAGGAGTAGAAAAATACTGCTAGTTCTGTCTTATTTTTAATCCACTGACGGGATTTGCACGCTTTAAAAAGCCCATCCATCAAACGCTTACCAGGCATCTTACGCTTTCCGGTAAGGTGGGTTTGAATGTAGTGGCTCGTCGTTCCGGCGTCGTTAGCGAAAGCTGTACGTTCGTCCGGAGTCAGATCAAGCCAGTGCTGTTTGAAATCGAACTTAATTTCTTCGCTCATAACTATTGCCTGATATTCATTTCAGATAATCAATATTCACCCAAAAGGTAACAAAAAGCAAGTTTTGTTACCCTAGAGGTTCATTTACCTGTGGGGTAAAATCGCTTTAAATTTAATAACTAACTTATTCACATAGAGAGTAATATTTACCTGACCATGAAAAGCATCCATGACATTCGCCGGGAAAATCTCAAGGACTTAATTACCACTGACTTCGGTGGCGTTCAGTCGCGGCTGTCGGAGCGCATGGGTATTCAGTCAAATCTGGTCAACCGCTGGGTGAATGGCAAAAAGGTCATTGGCGACGCATCAGCGCGCAAAATAGAGACTGCGGCCCGGCGCCAGACTAACTGGCTCGACGTTGACCATAAACTCTCTACCCTGGACGACGTGGATGATGTTGCCTTCAGTGATGTCCGCGAAATCGTCGTGCATAATCTCAAGCAGTGGATGAGCAACAACCAGGAGCTTTCTTCTCAGCAGCGCCTGGCGGATGCATCCGGAGTCAGTCAGCCATCCATTAACCGCATCCTGCGCAATGAGGTATCGGCAAACGTCGCGCACCTCGAAGCCATTGCGACGGCGTTCGGCCGGAAAACCTATGAGCTGCTGCTTCCCCAGGATGGCCGGGCTGCTATCAAATATGACCACGAGCAATTCGCTTTGTTACCTCAGGGTGAAAAAGAGAAGATCGAAAGTTTCATTGATTTCGTGATAGAGCAGCACACAAAAAACAAGTCATAAAACACATATCTTTCAGTAACTAAGCCGCCGCTGAGCGGCTTTTTTATTGTCCAAGCCATTACCCCAGGGGTAATTTTTAGATGTCATATCTATTGACATCATGTCACATATGAATAATTATTACCCCATCGGTAACACATTGAGGTAACGATTATGCAGTGGCAGATCATCAACGGTTGGTACTGCGTCACCGCATGCGGGCTGATGAGCTGGAAGTTTCGCTCACTGCATGAGGCGTTCGACTGGGCATACGTCAATAAACTGGCGGTGAAAACGGAAATGGGGATGGGGAAATGAGCGAATCAAAAGAACTGGTTCTGGTAACACTGCCGGCAGCGGCAGATCTTGAAGCGGCATTCATCAGCGATGAGTACATAGATCGCCTGATTACTGACATCCGCCAGAAAGCGACATCGGTAGTCGGTGATGTAAATACGGTTAAAGGCCGCGGTGTTTATATCAGCATGGCATCAACAGTTCGCCGTACCAAAACGGTTATTGACGACGCCGGTAAAGCACTGGTTGCTGAAATGAAAAAGCGCCCTGCGCTGGTCGATGCAAGCCGAAAAAAGGTACGCGATGCGCTGGATGAACTGGCTGTAGACATTCGCCGCCCAGCCACTGAATGGGAAGAAGCAAAAGCACGTGTAGAAGCTGAAGAGTTAGCAAAAAAAGAGGCGGAAGCACTAGCGGCCAGACTGGACGTCGATCATGAAATGGCCCTGCTGATGAATGACGCTTTCGACCGCGAACAGGCTGAGAAGAAGGCGGAAGCAGAACGCCAGCGCATTGCTCGCGAAGAAGAGATTAAGCGCCAGGAAGAAGAAAAAGCGAAGCGTGAAGCGGCAGAACAAGCACAGCGTGAAATCGACGCCGCCGCGTCCAGAGAGCGTGAAGCGCTTTTAGCGAAGGAACGCGCTGAACGTGAGAAGAAGGAAGCCGCTGAAAAGGCAGAGCGTGACCGCATTGCAGCTGAGCAGAAAGCAGAGGCTGACAAACAAGCCGCTATCGATGCCGAGCGCCGAAAGGCGCAGGAAGAAGCCGATCGCATCCGTCGTGAAACCGAAGCAAAAGAAGCCGCTCTCCTGGCTGAACAGAAGCGCATTGCAGAAGAACAGGCGAGCCGCGCTGCTGATGTTGAGCATCGCCGAAGCATCAATGCAACAGCGGTTCAGGCTCTTATCGACCAGGGGATCCCTGAGGACTGGGCAAAATCCTGCGTCGTCGCTATAGCTCGCGGGAAAGTTCCGGCGACAACCATCAAATACTGAGGTGGTTATGAACATTCAGCAATTCAACAACCTGAAAAAAATCGTCGCTCAGTTCGGCGGTGATTACCAGATGTCGTCGAATTTGTACGACCGCCACGTTGAGCTGATTGATGCAGTCATCGGCGCCGACATGGATGAGACGTTCGAGCGAGCACTGCTTCGCGCCGGGGTACGCAAAGAGATCCTCGACGCTGCTCGCGAAAGCTGTGAGTTCGAAGAGGTCATGTCGACATTTAAGCGCGAGTTGACCGGCATCGTTGCCCGCCTGGATATGGCAGACAGGATCAACAGTGCGAGGACAGCAGCATGAGCAAACAAACAGGTGGACAGGCATTTCCGCGCCAACAGTGGGAATACGACGGTCAAAACAACGTCCTGCAATATCAGGAAGAAGGCATGACGTTGCGCGATTATTTCGCAGCGAAGGCCATGCAGTCATTGGTATCCCTGCAGGATGGGAATCACCCAGATGCTGGAGCTGATCAGGCATATGTGTGGGCCGACGCAATGCTGAAAGCGCGGGAGGGAGCATGAATCCAGGAATCTATTACGACATCAGCAACGAAGACTACCACGCAGGTGACGGCGTGAGTAAGTCGCAGCTGGATATGGTCGCCAAAAACCCAGCGCTCCTGAAATGGGTTAAAGCGGCGCCAGAGGATGAAGAAAAAAAATCAGCACTGGATATGGGTACTGCCCTGCACTGCCTGCTGCTGGAGCCGGATGAGTTCGATAAACGCTTCATCGTGGCGCCACAGTTCAACCGTCGTACAAATCAGGGAAAAGCCGATGAAGAGGCGTTTCTGAAGGATGTAGCCGGAATGGGAATGACGGTGATGGACGCGGAGCAGGACCGGAAACTGAAACTGATGCGTGACAGCGCAATGGCCCACCCGGCGGCGCGCTGGATGTTGGAAGCACCAGGCCACTGCGAAACATCGATGTACTGGAATGACGATGAGACCGGCGAGCTGTGCAGGATCCGCCCGGATAAGTGGCTCAATGAGCACAACGTGATTGTTGACGTGAAGAAAGTGGCCGATATGGAACGCTTTGCACGGCACATCGAGGAATTCCGGTACCACGTGCAGAACGCCATGTACTGCGAAGGCGCGCAAAAAGTTACCGGTGAAGTGCATGGTTTCTTTTTCCTGGCAGTCAGCGAAAGCATCGACTGCGGCCGCTATCCGGTGCGTGTTTTCGAGCTAGACGCGCCTGACGTTGATACCGGCATGGCGCTGTTCCGCCGTGATCTGAATACCTATCACCAGTGCCGCCTTTCCGATGAGTGGGGCGGCGTGGAAATTATTAAGCGCCCTGAGTGGGCACGCAAACAGGATATGTAGGTATGAGCAACGACATCGCAATCACATCTCAGCCAGGAGCAACTGTAGGCACCGCGGCTGCAATATTCAGCCCGGAAGGTATTAATCAACTGGTGCGGTTTGCCGAGTTGATGGCCCAGAGCCGGTTTACGGTACCGGCACATCTTGCAGGAAAGCCGGCTGACTGTATGGCGGTAGCAATGCAGGCTGCACAGTGGGGGATGAATCCCTTCGCTGTAGCGCAGAAAACCCACGTCATTAACGGCGCGTTGGGTTATGAAGCACAACTGGTAAACGCAGCCATTACCGCAATGGCTCCAACGAAGGATCGCGTTCACTTTGAATGGTTCGGGCCATGGGAAAACGTGATCGGAAAGTTCATCGAAAAAACAAACGACAAAGGGAAAAAGTATCTTGCAGCTGGATGGTCAGCAGCGGATGAAAAAGGATGTGGGGTAAAGGTCTGGGCAACGCTGAAAGGTGAAAGTGAGCCTCGAGTACTGGACCTATTGCTTACCCAGGCTCAGGTTCGTAACTCAACTTTATGGGGAAGCGATCCAAAGCAACAACTGGCGTATCTGGGTGTTAAACGCTGGGCTCGACTTTACTGCCCTGATGTAATTCTCGGCGTGTATACCCCTGATGAGTTGCAGGAGACCGCGCCGCGCGTTGAGCGCGATATCACACCGCAAGCCAGCACAGCGGCAGGAATGAACAGCCTGATTAATGCGAAACCTGAAAAACAGCAGGAAGAAAAGCACCATACCCGTTCCCAGGATGAAATCCTTGCCAGCTTCACCGAAGCGGCCGGCAGCGCGGAAAGCGTTGAAAAACTGGATCTCATTTTTAACGGCGGCACCTGGCCTGACGGCAAAAAACGTCCGGGCGCATGCGATGCACTGTCTGATAAATGGCTTGAGATGGCGACCGACGTATACAACATCCGCCGCGATGAACTGACTGAAGTCCCCATGTAATCACCACCGCGGCGTTACGGCGCCGCACTTTAACAGGAGAAAAAATATGAAAGGTGCATTTGGCAAGAAGGAACTTCTGTCGGTGGTGCCGCTGTCATGGAGCACGATTTGCCGACTTGAAGCGGAAGGGGAATTCCCGAAGCGTTGGTATATCACCGATCGTCGCTGCGCTTGGACCAAGGAAGAAGTGGAACAGTGGTTAGATAAACGCAAGGCTGACAGCCCGGTTGAATACACGGGAAAAAAGCCTCCGGTCGATCAGCGCCAGTATCGACCGGTGAGTAATGCGGCATGACGGTTCTGGCGCGCCACTGGGCCAGGTGGTCAGGTTGGTACTGGTGCCTGGCCGCCATATCAGCCTGGCTGTTCCTGCTGGCGATTATATTTCGAGAGGGTTGGATAAAATGAACCGCATTGAAAAGTATCACGCACAGTACGCTCCGCAGCGCAGAGTATCAAAGGTTATCTCTGTTACACCTGCTGCCATTGCGATTGAACAGAGAGCGATAGAGCGTGAAAACAAAGGCCAGTACCGCCTGGCGGCGCGTCTGTGGCTTGAGTGCATGGATGTAGCAATGGGAGAAGTAGAGCGTGCCCGCATAGCGGTACGAAGAGTTCAGTGCATTGGTCGAGGTAATGGCCTGCGCCGTGGTGATTACTCAGGGATCTGCGCTACCAGTGGGGTGGTTTATGACTAAATACACACTGATTTACGCAGATCCGCCATGGGCGTATCGCGATAAGGCAGCCGACGGCGACCGCGGCGCCGGGTTCAAGTATCCGGTAATGAACGTTCTGGATATCTGCAGGCTTCCGGTATGGGAACTGGCCGCCGATGATTGCCTGCTGGCTATGTGGTGGGTTCCGACTCAGCCGGTCGAAGCGCTGAAGGTTGTCGAAGCCTGGGGATTCCGTCTGATGACCATGAAAGGCTTTACCTGGCACAAGACCAATAAGCACAAAGGCAACAGCGCTATCGGCATGGGCCACATGACCCGTGCGAATAGCGAAGACTGCCTGTTTGCTGTGCGCGGCAAACTTCCTGAACGCATGGATGCCTCGATCTGCCAGCACGTCACGGCGCCGCGTATGGAGAACTCACGCAAGCCGGACATCATCCGCGAGAAGCTTGTGCAACTGCTGGGCGATATTCCGCGTATTGAGTTATTCGCCCGCCAGTCGTCGCACGGATTCGATGTATGGGGTAACCAGTGCACGGCGCCGGTGGTTGAACTTCTGCCAGGCTGCGCCGTGCCGGTAGTTAAGACGGAGGCCGCATGACTTTTTCAGACGAAGCATCACTGATCCGCCAGCTTGAAGAGGCCCGCGCTGTTATCAACCAGCGGAACGGGGAAATACTCAGGCTGCAACAAGAATCAGGGCGTTATCGCGAGCAGCGTGATTCGGCAAACGCCATGGTTAAGTTCCTACGCGAAATGTTTGAGAACGGCGTGGCACTACATCCGCATCAATCGGTCATTGTGCTGAACCATGCCTATGAGCATCTCCGGGAATGCCCTTATTGCCACAAAACTCACGACGACAGGCTGGCATGCCCCGCCTTTATCAAGGTGACAGAATGAGCTCTAAACACCAAATTCAGGAATTAAAGCAACGCATCGATCCTGCGGTTCTCGAAGCAGCCGCTGATGAATATGCCGACATGCTGATCACATTGTGCCTGTGCATGAAAATGGCCGGTCCGACCCGGGCGAACATTGGTGCCTGCGCCATTGCGCTAAAAAAACGGCTTGTGACATGTCACAGCCAGAATGCTATTAAAGAAATACTATCCAGTTGGGATCCGGTTGGTGCCTTCCTCAGCCTGCGCCGGGAGGCAAACGAAGCCGCCGCATCCCACGGCGACCCGACTGATGTTTTCGTATAG